TAGCGCTGGGTGGTGTGGGTAATTTTGCACAGGAGATGCGGGAAGGGGGTTGATGTTTGTCAAAGGGATGGACGGAACTGTGGGAATGGGGCACAAAAAAGCCCGCAGGGCTTGCGCCGTGCGGGCTTTCAGGACTTCATCAGTCGACTCTGGTGATCGCCGATGGAGAATTTTGGTGGGCTGGCGGGAGTTGAACCCGCGTCCGAAATTTCTACATTCTCTCTATGTTAACTATGAAACAATAATTTGCATTTAATTTCAATGGCATGCATAACAACTGTAATCATTGTTTAACATGGGTTGACATCTTGTGTGGACAAAAAGTGGATCATTCATCTTGTGATTCATAAATACCAGCGTATTGGCCAGGGGCTAGTGGGAAAATGCTCCAGCCAGGTAGTTTCACTTCACTATTGAGACTGTAATGCTCTACGGCAACAATTTGACTCATGAAATTAGAATCATACTCAATTTCTAAACACTGTAGAATTAAGAGGAACGCATTCCAGTAAGCTAGGATTGCTTTTTTTAGATCCCATTCATCTTTAAATCTTGTTCTGAATACTTTCAAGGCACTGTATTCGTCAAAATAGTGGTCAGTATAAAAATCTTTATTTTCAAATGGCTTAAACATAAGAATGTGATGAATTTGAATCAAAAGATTTTCAATGGATGAGAGATATTTATAAAGCTCGTCTGTATTGGCATTCTCAGGGTTTTGTATTTTTTCATTTAGTGATAGCCAAAGGTTTTTTGTTCTGCCTGTGAAATTCTCACTAGCTTTAAAAAAATTGTTTGATGTTGATGCAAAGGGGTAACAATATCTATATGTTGCGTAATTATTCTCAAAAGCGATTTTATAAGTTTCACCAGCTACTTCAAAGGAACGAAATGGTAAATTTTCAAAAACTTCTATAGTGTTTTTTCTATGTGAGTAAAAAGCATCAGTTTTGTTTTTTCTTTCTGCTTCTTTTATTTGCTTGTCCGTTTGGATAGTCCTATGGACATTGTTTACTACAACACCTAAAGGTAAAGATAAAGATAGTAAAGCTAACGGGAATTTACTAATAGATAAAAAATAATCAAATCCTGTTGAATCAAGACGTAATGATTTACCATACCAACAGATTATGCCAACGATTAAAAAAGCAGAAAAAGGAATTATAATGGCTGCCCAAAATAAATGTTGGCTTGTGAGTGGTTCAGCATTCATCTTGAATGCATTTCTCTTAAAAAGATAAAACACATAAGAAGATAGAATGAAAAAATATATTACTAATAAAGATAAACTGTATTTTATGTCCATTTTTTATCTCGTTAAGCTAATTCGAGCATTGTTAGTGGGTTTTTACTCACTGCATCCTCAAGATGTGTTGGTGCAAAGTGAGCATAAATCATGGTCATCTTTATGTCTGAATGCCCAAGTATTTCTTTCAAAACAAGAATGTTGCCCCCATTCATCATAAAGTGGCTCGCGAACGTATGGCGCAGAACGTGGGTACATTGACCTTCTGGAAGTTCGATACCTGCCTTTATAACAACCCTTTCAAAGGTTTTTCTACACGGAGTAAATAAGCGCCCGCGTTTTTTTGGTATTTCATCATAAAGTTCTTTTGAGATTGGAACCGAGCGAACCTTTCCGCTTTTTGTATTTTTATAAGTTATGCGATAAGGAGTAACCTGCGCCCCTTCAAGATTTTCGGCCTCACTCCATCTTGCTCCAGTTGCGAGACATATTTTTGATATAATTAGAACGTTAGGGCTATTAGACTCAGCTAAATGATCCAATAGTATTTGGATCTCTTGAGGGTAGAGAAACGAAACCATTTTTTCATCGACTTTGAATGTTGGGATTCCGGCTACTGGGTTTGGTAGAGGCCAGTGTCCTAGTTTTTTCAAAGTGCCAAAAACGGCAGATAAGTTTCGCTGTTCATGATTTACAGTTTGCGGTTGGATTGGCATGCATCGCCCGTTAATATCCGGTATATCTCCCTTTAGCCTGCCTTCGCGGTATGCGCTAAAATCAGCAGCCGTGATACTTGAAGCAATAGGATTACCCATACCAGCGCAGATGCCCTTCAGTTTAGACATCATCCGATCTGCATCAGAAAGAGTTCTTCCATACAATGCGTACCATTGTTCAATTAGGTCTGATAGTCGCCTGTTGTCCTGCTTTTCCCCTAACCATGGTTTATCTTCAAGTTCATTAGAAATAAATTTTTCATAAGATAAGGCTTCTCCCTTCGTTGCAAATTTTTTGCGTATACGTTTACCTTTTACACCGTTCGGGCGCAAATCGCAGATCCATTCTCCTTCCTTAGTTTTTCTTACTGTCATTATTCATTAACCAAATATGTTGCAACCACTTTACCGACTAGCGTTACATCAGAAATATTGCAATCTACAGGATATTTTCCCCAATCAATTCGAAGCTTGTTACCTGGAAGCAGTGTTAATTCTTTAATACTTTTCGTACCTGAATACTCAATCAAATACTTACCATCAGTTGCTTGGTGAGAATAGATATCTACAAAGTAGGTTACATTATCATCTTTGACTATTTGTAGTTCTCCGGAGTAGTTCGGCAGCAGGGCTTTGTCGTAGATGAAGGATGCCTGTCGCATTAACTCATTGTTCGAAATTTTGTAGGCAGGGATTCTTAGGGTATCACTGGCGAGATGGTCAAATGTAGCTCCCTCCCCAGTAGTTAACCAATAGATTGATGCTCCGGTTTCTAAAGCACATCTCAACACAAGGTCTGCTGGGAAGTTGTCCCGCATGATTCTTGTACCCAAAGCACTTGGGGACATTTCCAAGTATTGAGCCAATTGAAGCCTGGAAGTGAAACCGTACACCTCGCAGATCCTTGCAACAGCCTCTCTAGCGCCTGTTTTGATATTATATTTTTGCATCTTTGTAGTTCTTAATGGTTGACAAACTACAAACGGCTAAATAGGATTCATGGTGTTCGTTTGTAGTTCATATCTGTGAATGAAAGTAGTTCGTTGTTAACCACTGCCACCATCTGCAAATGGTGGTTACTTCAAAGTGAGATTTTGCCTTATGAAAACTACCTCCGCAACCTATTCAGAGAACCGCTGGATACCTATCAAAACTTTCAGTGAGCGTGTTGGTATCAAATTACGTACTGCGCGTTACTGGGTTCACTCGGGAAAAGTAAAAATCAAGCCGAAGGAAAAACCAAAAGAACACGTATATGTAGATTGGTACGCATGGAATGCAGACCGTTAGTAGTTCGTTTTGTCCATTCATCATGATCATTCTGTATATGGAATGGGGTAGGAACAATGTTTGATTACCAAACTTCCAAACATGCTCATTTTGATGCAGCTTGCCGAGCGTTTGCACTGTCCCACAATCTGGAGGATGTGGCAGCTGCCGTTGGTATACGTCCGCAGATCCTCCGTAATAAGTTGAACCCAATTCAACCGCACCGCCTGACCTGTGACGAGTTGCTGGCTATTACCGATTACACCGAAGATGCGCGTTTGCTGGATGGAATGCTGGGGCAGATTAACTGCCTCCCGTCCGTTCCTATCAACAACGCCACTGAAGCCAATATGCAGTTTTGCGCGTTAAGTGCCACCGCCAATGTGGGGGCAATCGCTGGGGAAGCTGTATCAACTGAGCACATGACAGCAGCACGCCGCACACAAATTCTCGATCGTGCTCGTGATGCTATCCGTTCCCTTTCCGTCCTGGCTTACACCGTTGAAAGCCGCCTCCAGTCTGCGCCGGTTCTTGCTGCTGCCGTCGATATCGTGACTACCAGCGCCAGCAGCATGATGTGAGGGATAACTATGAAAGCGTTCGTCACCTATCTGAAAAAAGAATCTCCGGCAATGCAGCTCGCCAGCGGGTCAACCGGATGGCTTGAGCTGCCAAATGGCCAGCGCTGGAACCCGGATTTAGTCAATCTGTATAAGGCGATGGCCTACCATACCGACGCGTTTCTTGTGGAGCTTGAAACCCTGTTTTCTGCCGGGGCGTTAGGTGAACAGGAGAGCCGCGCTGTTTTTTACTATGCCGTTCGGGACGCGTTTAATTTGTCCGGAAAGGGGGGAGGGGCTGAAAGCGTTGAAGCCGCAGCCCGTTTCATGTACCTGAACCGCCACGGCTTTAACGGGCTTTGCCGTTACAACCGCCGTGGCCAGTTCAATGTCCCTTTCGGGAAATACAAAGCAAACTATTTCCCGCTTAAAGAAGTCCGCGCATTTGCTGAAAAGGCAAAGCGTGCAACGTTCATCACCGCACATTACTCCGAAACGCTTGCGCTGGTTCGTGCCGGGGATGTGGTCTATTGCGATCCGCCATACCTGACAGAATCTGGAAATTTCACCTCATACACAGAAAACGGCTTTTCACATCTTGATCAGGGGCGACTGGCCAGAAAGCTGCGTCGCCTTTCCACTCTTCACCCGTCCAGAACGGGTACGCCTGGTGTGTTTTGGCCGATGGCGTGGAAAAGTAGGTGGTACGCCATTTGTCATGGGTGGCCATCGCGCTGGCCACCTCGTTCAGTTTTGCGAAGTTGGGAACCCAGAAATATTCATCACAGTAAAGATGGCCACTGTATGACTGGGCGGTGTTTTTGTTGGTAGACAGGAATCGCAGCTCTGCGCCGTTGCTTAAGCGGATCGGGTTCCCGGTCAGCGTTATACCAAAATACTGCTCCGCAATGTTGACGATGTAAGACCGGAACACTTCCGCCTGCGCTTTGGACGCGGACAGGAAGATTTGTGGATCGCCCGTCATTACCGCATTTTCGAAGGCCTCAAACGCAAAGTACCAGGTTGCACCGATCTGGCGGCTTTTCAGGATGTTCCTGACCAGCTGGCCGATGTTGCGGCGCAGGTGTTTCTGATATCCAGCCTGGCGAGCAGCTGCAACAGCAGCGTGCGGAAGTGTCGCAGCGCGTCACCCAGGCGGGCGACTGGGTGAGGCAGACAGACCAGACTATCAGTGAAACATCTATGGCGCGGATGGTTAAGGCCGATACTGAACAGCGGGAGCTGGTCAGCCGGGAAACTACCATTAAGGCCACGGATAAAGTTACGGTGCTGGGCACGTCCACACTGATGGCCGGAGCCATTCAGCAGGTATGTACGGGTGATTACAGCCAGGCAGTGAATAACCGCGTTGCGAGTATCGGCGGCAATGATGAAACGGACATAGCCGGGAGCAAGACAGTCGCCACGGGTAAAGACCTGATTGAGAAAATTGGGCTGATACGTAAAAGCGTGGCGGCCGTTCAGCAGCAGATTATTGCCCCGGTAGTGTGGATTGGCTCTGGCACCATCAACGTGGCACAGCTGATGCTGGACACGCTGGACGTGGTAAAAGAGCTGGCAGAGCAAACGGCCGACCACACGCACAGCAATACAGGAGCACCAACCAACGCGGGAGCCATCCGGAGCACCGGAGCGAAAGCGGACACGCTGAACGGCAAATACTCCCCGGTGATTGGCAAATAAGCCGTTTAAGACCTGAGCCCGCGCAAGCGGGTTTTTTTATGCCCTTCATCCCCCGCAGGGCGTCTCTTCTCTATCCTCACAAACAGACTTTGCCACGCGCAATCAGTAGCGCTCTGGCGTGTTCCAGCCTTTCAGGCAGTCAGCGCCATCCTTAAAGTAGATCGTATCCTCAGCAGGGCGCTGGCGCGTCACAGCATGGCAAAAAAAATCTTTCGCAGACAAAAATCGCACTACACCGCACCCGCCTGCGGTTTTTGGATCATAAAAATTTTTCAGTTTTATTTTTCTTCAAACCAGACCGTCAGACCGTGCCAGTGCTGGCGGCTTTGCGGAAAACCGAAACTGAAAACATTGAAAAGAATTTCAGTGTTTTTCAGTTTACTATAGTGTTTGGTATCAATGTCATGGGTTTAAGGTGTTGATATTATTGTCTTTTATATTTTTTAGCCTCTGTGAAGCGTTTTTAGAAACCCCCTTCTCGCAGCTCCGTATGGCTTTGAAGAGCTACCGGAAACTGAAATGTATAAACAAACTGGATTTCAAATTGATTCATTATCTTATAATGTGGAGGAAAGACAACGTGTGACTGATAGGAACAAACATGGATAGCTCTCTTACACTTACTGTTGCACAAAGTGAAGCTTGGCAACACGCAGCATTGATTCTAGCCAAAAAAATAGGAGTAGGTTCCAAAAAATCCAATGCCGAGTTAAAAAGTTTATTATTAAATTTTGGGAGTATACAAAAGCTATATGATTATCACTTTTCAATGATACCACCCGATTCGGATATAGTTTCTAAGCTTGATAAGATATTTTCAAATTTGAAAGTAAATTTTGGAGTGATTAATTGTTTAGACGATAATTATCCAGATTTGCTTCAAGATATTTATGGTGCTCCACCTGTTTTGTATTATAGAGGTGATATTAATATTTTGAAATTACCTCGAAGCATTTCTTTTGTTGGTACAAGGAATCTTGATAATCCTGAACATATTACGCAAGGTTTAAATGCCTTGGAACGGCTTGTAAACGCCGGTTTTCAGGTTATTGTCAGCGGACTTGCAAAAGGTTCGGATACGCTTGGCCATCAAACAGCAATAAAACTTGGAGCAAAAACGATAGCGGTATTAGGTAACCCTATCAATATTGCCTATCCAGCTGAAAACAAAAACCTTCAAGAATTGATTGCGAAAGATCATCTCGTTTTGAGTGAATATCCGGTTGGTATACTTTCTCAAGGCTCATATTTTGCGAACAGAAATCTCACAACAGTTAGCCTTTCAAGAGAAGGTGTTGTGGTAGCAAGAGCTGGAGATAAAAGTGGAACTCAATATGCGATAAGAACATGTGTTGAACAAAACAAAACTGTTTATGCGTTAGAAAATAATATTCATGAACCAGAATATCAGTGGGTTCATAAGTATAAAAACTCGATTAAAGTTGTTAAGGATAGATAAAGGGAATTTACCATGAATTCAAGAGCTATAATCTTTGACTTAGATGATACAATCTTTGCTACAGAAGAATTTAAACCATACCTCCGAACCGAAATTGGACGAGAAACCATTCCTGGTCTTATTGAACGCGATGAGATTGAAGTGCGAGAAAGGCATCAGGGCGTTGTGGAATACATCAATAAACTGATAAATAGTGGGATTGCTGTCTTTATATTCTCTGACTCTCCCTCGGCTTATTGTTTTGCTATTCTTGATAAAGGTGGTGTCAAAGTAAGTCGAGACAATATTTATTGTAGTCAACATAAACCTACAGTTGATGATAATATTATCTTTACTTCATATCAAGATATTTTGGTGGTTGGTGATAGTCCCAAAGATATATATTTTGCTCATTTAAGAGCTTTCCCCTCTATCTTGCTTGGACGATTGAGCAAAAAATCCTGTGAATATTATAATCGCTGGACAAAGCCAAGTGCTATATGTACAAATCTGGATGAATTGAAATCTGCTGTTGATGACTACCTAAATGGACAGTTGGTTTTCCAGCAACATGATTTTAAAAGAAATTATGATACCGTCGATCCTGATGAATGCGATTTAACAACAATACCATCAGAAAATATAGGGCATGCCTTTGAATATTGGCCAAATTCAGATGACTGGGATGACGTAGAAGAACGAAAAAAAGTTTGGTTTGAAGTAAAGAGATCAATTAAAGTTGCAAAAGAATTAACTCAAAGCCAAATAGAAAATAGTGAAAGAGTTGCATTTTACAATCGAAATAAAACAATCGGATATGGAAAAGCTTTTAAAGCATTGATGTGGGTATCATTCCAGGAGTTTGTAAAATGGGCGAAAAAAGAGAAGCTAACTGGGAAAATATATTTGGTTCCTACACCACCCTCAGTTCCGATGGAATGTAATAAATCATTTCCGATGCTAATTTTGGCTGAATGGTGGTCAAAGTATGCTTATTTTGCGCGGAAAAAGGGTGAGATAAACTTTATTCTTGAACATTTTTACATCGTTGAACGCTTTTTGCCAACGCCTCCAGCTCATATGTCAAATGGAAGGAGAGAGGTTAGGCCCCATCTGGAGACATTAGGTACTTATAAGAAAATCAAAAAAAATGATGGAACGGCTGTAATAATTTTAGATGATATAGTTACCTCTGGAACTCAAATGAATGCTGTTGCAACACTACTAACCGAAGTTGGAATTTTTAAAAATGAGATTCCTTTTTACGGATACGCCTTTGCTCGAACAACACGTCCAGGTGCAGATGTCTCCGAACTGTTGAGGCTATTTAGCGCCTCTGAAATTGCTGGATCGTGAGTAACTATCCTACAGGCATTATGTCATGTTGCCCACTCTCACGCTTTGTCGAATGGACTCATTCGGTCGAGGAGGCTGCTTATTCTCCTCAACCAAACACAATGACTCTGTCGCCATTTCGTCGCCGTTGGTGATTGATGTTTTACATATGTTGTTGATTTTTAATGTTTTAAATTCCAGGCAACAAAAAACCCATTTACGGCTAAGTAGATGGGTTTAGCGAAGATTAGAAATCTTCGATGTCTCCGGGTTTCACGTAAGGTCGACTTCCAGCAAGCGCCTCAACACATGCAAAGAGTGCGTCCTCCGCCCCACCTCTTTCTCTAATCGTATCTTCTTTTACGAATAGTTTTTCTTTATGCATTTGCAAAATCGCTTCGTCAACGAACGTGTATAGGTCTTGGCCTGTGCGATGCAGTTCAGTGAGCAACGCTTTTAGAGCCAGTTCGGTTTGGTATTTTGTGGCCATCTGCATTTCATCCTTAAGCTTGGTGGACGTAAAGTGGACATGGACAAAAAAAAGGGGTTACGCTTTCACGTAACCCCTTGTTTTAATTGGTGGAGCTGGCGGGAGTTGAACCCGCGTCCGAAATTTCTACATCCTCGGTACTACATGCTTAGTTTGTCTTTACATTCGCACGCCAGCTGCGGACAGACACGCCACTAACGAACTAGCCTGATT